TTTATCTCTTACCATTTCTCTTTCTTCTTGAAAATCGCTAGACGTTTTCATTTCTTCTAAGATTCCATACATAGCACTAAGAAAAGCTTCTAATTCACGAATAGAAGTTCGCTTATCAATTTCATTGTTATCTTTTCGATATTCTTTTTTAGCTTCTATATATTTTCTGAAATGATTATTCATTAATGCGATATTGTCATCAATTTCCGTTCCTTCAATATCTGTATCATTTGTTTTTAATGAATTTATAGCCGTTCTTCCATCACTCATAGCTAGTATTGTATCAATGTCTTTGATATTGTCTAAAGCTTGGCTCATAACTCTAAAATCTAAATCATTGTATCCTTTTTCTAGTCCTCTCATAGCTTCCGTTAAGAGGTCTAGATTCCTTTTTCTAACCTCTTGCATGATACACCTACGCTAATTTTTTAATGATGATATTTGCATTCTGAACAGATAAATCTAAGCCACTGTTATTTCCTAGCGTGATGGTGTAAGAAGCTCCACAAGGTACTTGAATCAATGTAACTCCACTTACATTTCCGTATGCATTCGCAGTAGCTACATTATATGAAGATTCTGTCCCTCCTACTGCTTCTCCATTCTGTTCTAATTCTAAAGAAGCGACTCCTACCGTTTCGCTTGTAATATCGCACGTATTCTTAAAGCTTTGTGCGTTTACACCGTCAATCGCTCTTTGTGTTGCACAACAACATTCTTGGTTCTGTTGACCTAGATTCTGTAAACCTAATTGTGTAGTGTATCGGCTTTCTAAGATATCTCTTGAATTTTGGTAGCCTTGGCTAGATACATTCTGATTTGTGTTGAATAAATCACGTTTAATAAATTCTTGATTCATTAATGCGTCATTCTGTAGGTTGCCATTGTTAC